GGCGTTGCCGTCACGTTCTTGTACTCGAGCTCGGCCGACGTCGCGCCTTGGCCGGAGATCAATGCCGGCGCGATCTGGATCACGCCCGCGCTAGGCTTGCTGATCACGCGGAAGGTCTGCAGCTGGCCCGTGTCCTGCTTGCTGACCATGTGCACCGAGTTGACGCCGGCGATCGTGAACGCGTCGCCAGCCTTGATGTTCGCGTAGGTCACCGCCGTCACCGTCAGCGTCGAATAGCGGTTGTCGAGGTTGACCTGCTCGGTGCTGGACAGCTGCGTGGTTGCCGACGGCACCCAGTACTGGTTTGCACCGTTGACCGTCGTGGTGCCGCCGGTGGCAGCTCCGAGACGGATCGACTGGTCGTTCTTGAACACCTCGAAGCCGGCGATGTCGCTGTTGATCATCGCGCGCCCGTATGCGTCGCTCGAACGGGTCGTCGCCTCGGCCCGCTTGGCCAGGTCACCGGCCATCGAGTTATAGACCCGCGGCGCCAGGAACTGCACGCGATCGGTCGATGGGATGCCGATCTCGGTCATCGCGGCATCGTTCAGCGCGATGTCGTCATATCCGGTCGGTGAGACGGTGCGCTTGACGAAGATCGAACCTTCGAGGGCTACGCGCTGGAACAGAGCGTAGTTGATGTCCGACGACAGCTTCTGCTTCGCCGCCTTGGCGAAGTTGTTCATCGCGGTCTTGTTGCGGAGATCCTTGGCGGATAGCCGCTTCGGCGAAACCTTGTGAAAGCCGACCGACACCGGGACCGACAGCTCGGTCAGGTCGCCGAAGTTGCTGGTCTGGTCGAAGCCGTCGAAGCTTGCCGAGATCATGGGAGCCGGCACCCAGAAGCGGTCCCGCGTGTGGACCATCTCTTCGGGCGAGAGCGGCTCGTACTTCTCGGCAGACTTGGCGATAACTAGCTGATCGTCGAAACCGGCGATCATGTCGTCAAACATGACGCGCTCTTCTTTGGTGAACGAACTGGGCATAATGCCTCCTGAGTAAAGTGTGAAAACCTTGGGTTTTCGCCTCTACTCAGTGATCACAGTTCACCGGGGACTGATGGCGCGATTCCCTATATACGGGATATTTCGAATAGTCGCAATAGCTATTCGGGCGCCGACCGCGGACGGCCGGTGCCGCGCTTCCCGTCCTCGATCGGGGGCGCGGTAAGCGCTTCGACCTGGGCCCGCAGCATAGCGATCTCGTCATCCTTCGCTGTGGTGGCTGCGGCCATACCATCCGATAGGCCATGAGCGGCGCGAGGCGAGATATCCCACCCTTCAGCCGACATAGCCTCTGCCTCGTCAGCAGTTGCGGCCACAGCAGTTGTGCACGGCAGGTCGTGATGCAATTCGTCGCCGCCCGCCTTGTACATCATGCGCGGATATTCGGTCGCATCCGTGAACCACTGCATCCCGCCACGCGGACGGGCGCCGCGGATGGTGCTGATATCGACTAGATCTGGGTTGCTCATTTGCCCTGCTCCCTCAGCAGCTTCTTGTAACGTACCAGCGCCGTGCGATCGCCGGTCTTGTCGGCCTCACGCTCGAGCCGCTCGAGTTTGGCATCGGTGCCCTTGGTGAATCCACCGGAACCGCGCACCGCGGCTTCGGGCTGGGTGGTCGGTCGGCGCTTCTGCACGGTCGTCTCCATGTCGAGCCGCGCAACCGCGGCGGTGAACTTCACCATGTTCGTGATCTTGGCGAGCGCCTCGAGCTTGTCAGGGTTCTTGCCGAGCGCGTACTTGAGCGCCGCCTTGTTGTTCGATGCCTGGATCAGCAGCGCGTGCTGCGCCTCGGACAGGGACGACACGACGCGATCCTCGGCCGCATCATAGTCGCGCACCCGCAGGTTGGCCTTCTGCATCTCGTAGGCTGCCAGGTCGTCCTGCCATTCCTTCTGCGCCTGCTCGGCCTGCTGACGCTGCTCGTCTCCGGCGCGGTCGGCCTTGACCTTCTCGGCGTTCCACTTCGCCCACTTGGCCTTGAACGCGGCCTCGTCCCACTGCACGTCTTCGTCGTCGAGCGTGGGCTCGGGGCCGAGCTGTTCGACCCGGGGCGCGATCTTCGCCTCGAGCTCTTCGCGCTTCCGCTTCTCTTCGCGATACGCGGTGCGCAGGTTGCGCATACCCTCGGGCTCGTCCTCGTCAGGAACCCGCGCGCCGGCGAACGAGATCACATCGTCGTCGTCAGCCCCCTCGGTCTCGCCGTCCTGCTGTTCGTCGCCTTCGCCGGCGCCGTCCTGCTGCTCGGACTCGTCCTGCTCGCCCTGGGTATCGTCGAGGTCCGTTTCCGTCTCGTCGATGTCGTCAATCTGCGTCGCCATTATCACTCCCCTGTGCCTGGCCCATGTCTCGTTCGTGCGCGTCGACCTTCGTGCTGGTCTCGACCGCCTTCAGAACCTGGTCGCGGTCGGCGCGGTCGATGCCGGCGAGCGTCGCGGCTGCGTCTGCCAGCGCCTTCTGAGACTGTGCCTCAGCCACGATCACCTTCGTGTTGCTGTCCTGCGCCGCGATCTGCGCCTTCATCACCTCAGCCTCGGCGATGGCCTTCTGCGCGTTCGCAATGGTGACGTTGGGATCTTCCTGCGCCGGCTGGTTCGCCTTCGCCTCTTCGATCTCCTTGGCCTCCTGCTCGGTCGGCTCGATGTAGCCGGCAGCGATGCCCTTGCGGCGCTCGGATGCGCGCAGACCGTCGATGCCTTCGCCGTCCATGTTGGCGATCGCGATGCCCACGCAGGCCATCGCCGTATCATTCGCGCCGATGGTGGCCGCGGTCTGCGCAATGCCGAGCATCGCCTTGACCGTGGCATCCTTGCGGGTGCGCGATGCCGGACCGACGTCGACGATCACCTCGTAGCGGCCCGTCGTCAGGTCGTTCTTGAGAACCTGCGCGCCCTCCGCATCCATGCCCGGGTCGGCGATCTTGACCTTGGACTGCCCGCCCTCGGCGTCGATGGCGACCATCTCGCGGCCTTCCTCGACGTAGAGCTCCTTCGCCATGCCGAGCCAGATCTCGCCCGACCGCTGCATCGCCTTGCGCAGGTTGTCGAAGTAGATGAACGTGCGGACGTCGGCGCGGTTGTGGACCAGCTCGATCGCCTGCGCGGACGTGTTGCCTGGCACTTCCTCGGCCTGCTCAGTCTCGCCGGTCAGGTCGGCGATGTCACCGCCCGCGACCTGCAACAGCGCCGCCACGTTGGGCGCGACCTGGGGCGGCTGCAGGACCGTGATCGGCCCGATCTGAATAGGCGTGCCATCGGGCCCGTAGAGCACGCGCGCAAGGCTGTACGGTGCCCGGTCGATGTTGGCCCGCGCCCAACTGGTCTCGAGCCCCTGCACCTGCTCGGGATCGAACACCGGCCGTGCGATCGGTGATGCGGCCGACGCCTCGGTCAGGCTCGACACCATCATGTTGTAGATGCGGCTGGCGTCGATCGCGAGGCGGGTATGCCCCATGCAGCGCTCAATGCCGTCGATGTACCAGCGCTTGCCGTACATGGGCACGAGCGGAATGTTCGGGCCGGCGATGTAGCCGTGATCCTCAAGGCACTCGGCGCCCGACATGATGTACTTGCGGACGCGCTGCCGCTTGATCTTGCGCTGCCGGACCTCTTCCCAGCCGGTGGTCGTCAGGAAGTCCTCGAGCGTCTCGCCTTCCTCGCCATCCTTCAGGCGCGCGTCGTCCTCGGTGCGCTCTTCCTGCGTGGCGACGTTGCGGAACGTGCGACGCAGTACCGTGCCGTCGTCGACCTCGTAGTATTCCGCAACCGTCACCGTGTCCGGTGTGACCCAATCATAGGACCAGGTCAGCTTGGTCTCGAACGTAGACGGTGAACAATCGGGGTAAGCCGCCTCAAATGCCGAGCGCGACATCGACACCAGCAGGAACGCGAACCGCGCGTCGGACTTATCCTGGTGCCTGGCGTCGAGGTCGAAGAACAGCGTCTGGTCAGCGTCGTAGATCGGCTCAATACCGATGCGCTGCTGCTCGTTCTCTTCGTCGCCCTCGTCCTCGTAGCGCGACCGCAGACGCCAGCCGCCGAAGCCACCACCGATCGCCTCGTCGAACGCGTTGTCGTAGGCGTCCTGCCCGCCGCCGCGCGTGTCGTTCTCGTCGGCGCGGTACAGCCCGTCGAGGTTGTCCGCGCTGGCCCTGTCGCTGTCGTCACCACGCGGGCGGAAGTCGACCGACACCCGGTTGCCGCGGTACTCGCTGAAGATGCGGACCAGCGACTTGTGGACCTTGGGGATCTCCATACGGGGGAGCCCGGTATCGACGACGTTGCCGTCCTCGTCCTCGGTCGCGCCGAATGCGTACTGGCCTTCCCACTGCGCACCGCGGATCGTGGCGAACCGGCGATCGGACATGCACTGCAGGCGCTCAGGGCGCACGACGCACCAGATGTCGTCGAACCGCTCCATCGCACGCGTGTGAACCTCGGCCAGCTTCTCAGCGCGGCTCTTACGGGGCTTCGGTGCTTCGGTGGGTTCGCTCGACATGAACGAACCACTTACGCGCGCGGAGGCGCTAGATCATTTGGGCTTTGTTAGGCTTAGGGGTTATCTGATCGTCCGTCGATCGTCTCGTCGAACCACAGGTGTGCATTATCCATCATCGGCTGAAACAGCCAACGAAGTGTTGCTCTGAGCCTGCTCATCACTTCCTAAACCCTCCTACCATGCGGGGAACGTTGACCGCGACCGTCTTCGGCTTGCCCTTAACACGTCGCGCACCCTCAAGAGCATAGCGAAGGGCGTCGATTAGGTGGTTGTTCTTGTCCTCTAACACCGGGATCGGCTCGCCTGTCAGCTTGTCCTTCTTGTAGCTGTACGTCGCGAGCTCGTCGGCGACATGCTGGCACCGCGGATGCAGCACGATGTCGAACGACTGCAGGAACGACACCCCTTCCTCGACCGAGCCCGGCCCCTTGATGCTGGACCGGATCTTGGGGAAGCCGTTGGACCGCAGATAGCTGATCGTCTCCGGCCGGCTGCTGTCGGCGACGATAGGCCACTTCTCGGCGTCGGGCACGCGGCTGAACAACTCGGGCAGCTGCACAATCTCGCACCCGATCTTGTACGCCTCGTAATCCACGAACAGCACCGACCCGCGCAGATAGCAGCGCACCAGGCATGAAGGGTCGATGCTGTAGCCGAAATCCGCGCCCAGCCGGTACTCGGCAACGTCAGTGCCCTCGAACTCGACCTCGGCACCGATGCGCCAGTTCTTGAACACGCGCGCCTCGCTGTCCTGCCAGTACTCACCGCGCCAGATATGCAGGTACTTGTCGTAGTCGCGAGCGCGCTGCCATTCCATCTGATCGCGCAGCTCGTCAGGGAACCATGGGTTGTCGTCGTGCTGGACCTCAATGACCATCGCGTCGGGCGGGGTGTCCGCGGTCCGGAACATCGCGTCCACCGGATCCTCGGCGCGCAGTGGGTTCCACGAGACCCATATCTCGGACTTAGGCGCGCGGATCGTCGGGATCAGCGTGTCCAGCGATGCCTGTGTTATCGTCTGCGCCTCGTCCACCCACGCGATCGTCACCCCTTCGAGCGACTTGATCTGGCTGGCATTGCCGCGAAGCCCGGCGAAGATGAACAGCGAACCGTTGGCGCCGCGGATCTCGGTCTCGGTCGACTGGAAGAACTCGCGCACCCCCATACGCTCGATCTCGTCGTCTAGGAGG